AGACCATCCAAACTATCACAAATGAAAGGCAAGAAATGAACCAATACATTGATAAACAAGAGATGATGCAAGTGTTTTTTTCTTGCACAATGAAGGATCCACAAGGTATTTACTTAGACTTAAGTGCTGATTTTGACCTTGTTGAGTACACCAATAAGCTCATAGAAACCATTGAAAGTCGTGTTGCCAAGATAGAACGTGACTTTTGTATTGAGTTTGTCAGATCCCTGAACACCGAAGTTGCGAATGCTTTGGAGGAAAAAAGGGGCAATCTTTGATCTGCGAGGATTTTATTGAGGAACTATTTGGTAATGATTGGGATGAGAAAGACCTACCTTCTCTCCTAATTATCCTCAAGGAATGGGAACTCAATGCTAAAAGATACTGCGTTATCAGGGACTTTGCTTTAGAGTTAAAGCTAGGGTATGATCCAAGGGAGAGGAAAGACTTCCACCTTATAGATGACGTAGTCGATGCAAGAATTTATGATATTACTGAAACTTGATGATGACGGAAAACTTCAAGCTAATTTTGAAGAGATCCGAGATCTTGCTTACGCCTACGATAATGGTAGTCGTACTGAACAAGCTTATCAAGCCAAGATCATAGAACTTATCCTCAAAGAAGGGTATGAACAGGGTTTAGAAGATATGGAACGTATACACAACCAGATCGGATTTACTCTCATGCATACCCACGGTAACGCTTAAAAAACCCCCTCAGACTTTTGATCCGAGGGGGAAACTCCTTGCGTTTTGGCAACTGCAAGTACATAGAGGGAGACGCTCTATGTTTTTTTAGGGACGGGTAGTCCCTATTCTTTTCTGGAGGGTTCTGTCCCCTTTATCGCACCAATATTAGCCAATTGCTTTGATATGGTGGGTTCCAGTATCTTCATAGCCTCTGGACGCTCTGTGGCTAACTTTGTGAGCATTCTCATGGTTGGTTGGTTGTATAAGAGTCCTGAAGCGATCAAAGGTGCTCCAAGAGTCTTTAATTGAAGTGGAAGCTCTGCCATACCACCCATTACACCTTTGGCACTGAGCAACCTTTCAGCGGTTCCGCTAGACGGTAAGGTAGATCCAAGGACTTCACGCCCCGCTTGGCTCTCAGGAATCATTAGTCCCTTTCCACTTGCGGTGCCTTTCTTACCTGATACTTGCTCGGCAGCGGATTTGAACTGATCAGGCGTAAACACTCCCTCATCAGCACCCCGTCGGGACGCTGCGATCTCAAGCGGTTGAAACTCCCTAAACGCCTTGTGAGCGTTTTCTAACTGTTTAGCCATTGTGGGGTTCTGTCTCTTTAATTCATCCCGTAACCCTGTTAAAACAGTCTTATATGCGTGTCCTAACCCATCCATACCTTGGCTAAAGAAATCATTTGCCTTAGAGCTAAGATACTTTTCAATCTCTCTATATTGCTCCCCACTCATCACACCTTCGTTTTGAATATGTCCTGTGACGTTGGTAGCTATGTCATTAGCCATTGATTTTTGTTGACCAGGCACAAGCTTTGACATAGCCGAATCAGCCAAATTACTTAAATGCTCAGATGTATTCATGCCAGTTTTATGGTTAAACGCATCAGCAAATCTAGTATTACCTAAGAATCCATCATAAGCATTGCTAATTTCGTTACCAATAGCCTCAATCATTTTGTTGCCAACAGGTGCATCTTTGTTCAGTTTTAATCCTAAATTAGATAAAACCTTATTGCCTATGGCTTTGTTAAAGTCCTCAAAAGATGATTTAATGCCACTACCAATTACGGAACCAGCAATCGGTAAACTGGTCAATCCTTTTTCAAGCTTTTGTAAACCCTCACCAATCACGGGGAACTGACTGGCTAGTTGACCAGGGGTGAACGTCTTCATTCCCATATCTTTGAGTTGCTGAAGTCTGGCAGATACTTGAGGGTTCATTACCATTTGACCTACTTTCCCACCCGCTACCCCTAGCCCTGTTGACAACCCAAGATCAGCAATCTTCTCACCCAATATGTCCATGTAGCTCTTGTTCTCAGTATCTATAACTTGACTACCTAAGCCTTGAACAGCAGAAGGAACGAGGTATTTGAGCGATGGTACTTTAGATATAGCACTTGCTAGACCAGGGATCTTAGCCCCCAAAGTCTCAGGAATAGCTAAAGAAGGAGCAATCTCACCTACTGTTTCTGCCACAGATGCAGGGTTAATTTGTAGCCCCCCTACATTTGTATTCAAGACATTGCTCTTGGCATACTCAGCATTCTTGTCCATAGCCTCTGTAGGTCTGTTAATCCCACCAAATTGCAAAGCACCACCAAGGGGTTTTAGAACGCCTTGAAGCCCTGCTAATGTAGACAACAACGCAGTACTTGAATTTGTTACAGGTGCAAAATTGTGACCCTTCTCTTCCTTATATCTAGGAAAGTCATCCATGCTGACTTTAGGTGGTTCAATTGTGCTTCCAACTGTTCCTAAGTCAACAGGTGATTGTTTAGACTGAAGATACGCCTTTGGGTCAAACTCACCTGTGTCAGATGTTTGTTTTGACTTCAAATAAGCTTTTGGATCAAAATCACTCATTTTGTTAACCCATGTAGTCTAAGGATTTCTTTTGCATCAGGATTTGTTGGATTAGATCTAGCCCAAGCAATAGCTTTTGCGTCTGCATCTTGAGCCGTTTGCTGTGGAGCTTTAGCAGTTGGCTTAGTTTCTTCAGAATCAGGTAATAAGAATACTGGCTTTTCGCCTCTGCCTTGACGTGCAATATTCTCTCTACCATTTTTCACATACTTATCAATCTCATTCAAAGCTTTGTCAAAGTCTGTTTTCTTCATCTGTGGATCAAGACTAGAAATTAAATTAATAACCTTGTTACCTTCAGAATTAGACAAAGATCCAAGACCTCTCATACCTTGTACGTTATTAATAAACGACTTGGATTTGAGTGTTTCAAGTTGATTTTTAAATGCCAAAGCATCAGTCTTTGGTATGCTTGAGACAAGAGATCCAACAAAAGCAGTAGAAGCACTTTCTCTTCCTGGGTGCGTTCTAACCGTATCAACTTGATCACCCAAACTAGTTAACAAAGAATCTTGTGCTTTTAACGCTTCTAGTTTCTTTTCCTCAGCCTGTTTCTTCTTTTCCTCAGCATCAAGAATCTTTTGATCATTAATGCGTTTTGTTTCATTTAACTTGTCTTGAGCAAAAGCACTGCTTAGTGCATGGGTTGCATTTGCCTGTGCCAGAGCTGCTCCCCTATCCATATGAGCAGTACTTGCCGTAAGCAACTGATTTGCCATCTTATCTGCATCTTCATCTTTGATAAGACCCGCTTTATAACGGTTCGCTAGTTGTATTGCTTGTTGCTTAAACGCTCCCTCTAGCGTCATTGCTAAAGCATCAAAAGGCGTACCCTCAGCACCAGTGCTAGGCAATATACCCATCCTACGAAGATCTGGAGCACTCTTAGCCGTCTTCATAAGCTCTTCAGGATCAAGACTGTACAACTGCATAGATGCTTGTTTATTGAACCCAGATGTTCCGTCAGGATTCTTAAATAAATTATCTCTGGCTATTTGTAATTGATTTTTGCGAGTCTCCTCTGGGATCATTGATAAATACTTTTGATCACCAGTTATTTCACCTAGACGTTGTGCAACCATAGGGTTAAACACGTACTTATCCACACCCGAACTGTCTTTAGTGGTTGTGTACAGTTGTGGCAACAAAGCTCTGGCTTGTTGTTCTTTTTGGTTTGCATATTGGTTTTGTAGAATTCCAATCTTGGCTTGTGCCAAAGGTATTTCTTGCTTTTGTTGTTCCTCTTGGAAGTTAGCCATCCCCTCGGCAGCGTTTCCTACAGACTCACCAAATGATCCTGATCTGGTTGGCTTTAAAAACCCAGAAGCTAACCTAAACCAAGGCGTACCACCACCTCTGTTACCAATTAATTTTGTCAACTCATCCTGAGCATCTATTATTTTTTGTTGCGTAGGATCAACCTTAGACAAACTACTCAAAGGATTGGTAAGGTTTGAATTTTCTGAGTTATCTAATGCTTCTAATGCCATGATTTAATCCTTAATGGGTGGTTCCACAATATTGACATCCAGTGCCACCACCAGAACTTGTTCCTTGATCTAAAGATCCACTTCCAATTGCACCAGGTTTTGGAGTAAGTAGACGACACAAGCTAGTACCAATAGTACTAAATAGATCTTGAGCTGCTTTACTATTCAATCCACACTTACCAAACATCCCAGCAATCGTACTCGCACCACCCAAAGCCGTAGCAAGTGGAGATGTGGCGTATGCCCCAGGGATCGGAGCCGTCTTAATGCAACTCGTTGCTGTTGGCACAGTAAATCCACGAAGAGCACAACCCTCAGCCTTGAGCACACAAAGTGGCATCATTTGCTGATTCTGAGCAATTTTGTACTCTTGGCATCCAAGTGCTGCTAAGTTCTTAGAACACTGAACACCCAAATTAGACTGAGTAGTTGCAAGACAACCCTGTAACTTCCCTGCGTTAATCTGATCCATGATCTGTTTATTGGCACTACAAAGAGCTTGTGTATAGCCTTTCTGAAGGGCACAAGACTGTTGAGCAGTAATGCCTTGCTCTGCGTTAGCCAGTACGGATCCAAGGGCACCTGCACCCCTTTGTGATCCAAATTGACCACTCCCCACAATCCCCGCTGTTGCTTGGGGTGCCAGAACTGAGTTAATGTTATTTTGACCAAGATTACCAATTGCATTGACCACACAGTTGATGTATGGGTTCATGTAGTTTTTGGCTAGTGCGGAAATGCAAGACCCTGCCGCTTGGTTAGCCGTCGCCATAGCGTTGTTCAACTGAGGTTGAAACGCCCCTGAATTCTGAGACGCTGATTGGAATGCTTGTTGTTGCAACGGTTGAGCACCAACGCTTTGCACGTTCCCCGCCGCCTTCTGTGCACACCCCGCCAACTGATTCAGGAAGTTCATGTAGAACCCTGGGGCACTGGTCGCAGTCTGCTGAGTCGTTGTGATCGGAGCTAAAGCACCACCCTGAGTCAGTGATCCACCCCCTCCAGAACTAGCTTGACCTAGATTTGTAGGTGTTGGATTAAAGTTACCAGACGCTGATGCGGTTGGGTTTAAACCTGTAGATGAAAGTGCCATTATTTTTTCTCCATGTATGACAAGGGTGATTTAGCCTTGGGTGGTATTTTATTAGCTGATGCCGATCTTTTGTGTTCACGGATCTTCTCACGCATCTCATCTAGCTTCTTTGCACCCTCTTTGTTTGATCCACCACCCAGTGCGGTCACGAGGGAAGATGGGAATACAAACTCCCCATCAGCAATCATTGCGTTGATGTGACCACCTTGTGAGTGGTTTTCATAGTGCTTATGGGGGAATTGGCTCATGAAGTGGTGCAACGCCTCTGCCCCCGCTTTATTTGACCCATCCCCCAGTGCAGCAACTATATCCGCATCCATCACGTAATCCCCGTCCTTTAGGAGTGCAGGGATATCATCCGACTGACCTGTTCCACCCCCTTGGGCGTAGTATCCAGTATGTCCAGTAATAAAATCAGGTTTGTGTTCGTAATGACCTAAACCACCCATAGAACCCCCATCTTTAGAAAACTTAATATCAGACGTACCTTCAGATATATTTTGTGGCATATAAGGATTAAGGTTTTGTGAGTAAATTTGGTTAAGTTGTGTTGGATCTAATTGTGCTTCATTAGCACCTAAAGCTTGTTCTAAGGGGGATTTATTCAAAACTGTTCCAGTCGATAAAAGACCTGCCGTAAGTGGGTTATAAGCAGATGATCCCAAAGGAGAAGAAGGAGCACTAGAACTACTAGATCCACCAGATCCACCAGATACAGAAGAAGCAACTGAATCAATAGGACTACTAGATGATCCTCCAGATGTAGTTGATTTACCTCCTGTAGAAGTTGATGTACCAACTGTTGAATCTGCTAATGGATTGTTTGGTAATGTTGCAGGTGTAAGGATGGTAGAAACTTGTCCAGTTTCTGGGTTTGCTGTTGTGGTAATAACATTGTTACCACTTTTATCTAACTTACTAAGTTGATCGGTTGTTTGTTGTGCCACTCCAGTAACGGATGGATCGTTGATAAACGAGTTTGGATCTCCCATTACAACTTGAGAATTTGGAGGAGTTACACCCATTTGTGATAACACGCCACCAGAGGTATCTACAGTTAAACCTTGACCTCCACCCATAGCAGTTAAATTTGGTGAATCTGGTGCTGTTAAACCATCTGTTGAAGTTGCTTGTAACCCCAATCCATCAGATGTACCTGATAATGCATAGGTGTCTGATAACGGTGCATTGGTTGGTGTTGGTGGTATATCATTTAAAGCACTAGGCAATTGTGATGTATCTATAGTGCTTACAGGAGCAGGTCCTGTTGTTGTATATGGATTGATTGATGCCGCAGCGTCACCCAGTCCCATGTTTATAGCACCTACAGTTCCAGAAGCTAGGGAGTTTTGTAGATTTTGACCTTGAGCTAGGCTAGCTGCGGTCGTCAAAGCACCTGTAGTTACATCCTTAGCAATCTCACTTGGCAAACCAGTGTAGTTAGATATATTACTTGCTATATTAGATGTTGTTGATGATCCTGGGTTATAGGCACTAACCGCCATACTAACCAAATCATTTGTTAGATTTTGCTTTCCACCAGAAGCATCTTCAATAGTTTTAACCAATGCCCCAGACCCAGGGACTATCGCATTAGCCATTAACGCTGCCACATTCTCAGGAGACGTAACAGTATTTAATACATTACCAATAAAACTATCGCCAAACATTCCAGAAGCACTAGATTGTTGGATGTAATTGGCATAGTTTGTTAAATCATTCTGAATCGTGTTTGCATCTACACCTTGAGATGCTAAAAACTTAAAACTTTCATCTATTGAATTCTGATCACCATTGCCCAAGGCATTAAACAAATGATTTTGCTCAACCCATTGAGTAGGGTTAGCCATTGCATCTTGCAATGTTTGATTTCCATTTCTACCATTTATTGCATCAGATAGACCAGGGATAGCAGCAATCGTATCATTGGAATACCCCAATGTAGTGTTAGGAGCATAAGTGGTTATGGGAACATCACCTCGCCCTAAAACTGTAGTTGCATATTGCGTTGTATCTAATGCCATATTAATAAATGCTCTGTTGATTTTGTGAGACGTTCATTATCCCAACCACTTGTTTTGCCCACTCTCGCCAATCCTCATATCCTCTAGGATCAGGTACACCACTTTGTACAAAGTATCCAATCCCTTGCATACCACTTGCCCAGTCTCTCCAATGATCCTCTGGAACAGTTCCCAATTGATTTGAGGCAAACTGTTGAGCCATAGAAGCACACCATAAATCCCAAGTTACCCCACGAGGGTCATACGTTGTTGTCATATGCGATTCCCCTTTTTTGCATTTTCAGAAGCGGTCAAAATTTGCAAATTCCACGGCACGTGTAAACCAAATACTGTTTTCCCTTGCAGTGGAACAATGTGATCAACCTCATAATCTAAACCAATACTTCTCAATGCGGAGCAATATTTATAAATGCTTTCCATCTCAAATTTTTGTCCAGGGTTGAGCCAAAAAGGTGTGCGTTGTAATTTTGCAATTTTTCTATTGCGTGTTTTCATTGCAAACTTTTCTGGGTTTGCCTTGGCGTATTCAACTTCACGCAATCGTTCTTGCTGTACAAAATTTGGATTAAGACGGAGAATTCTTTGTTTAAGTTTTTTAGCTTCTTTGACTTTAGGTAAACTATTATATTTATATCTATATACAGACTCTTTGGCTTTGTATTCAGGCGTCGAACGCAATTTTTTAAAATATTCGGATCGTTTAATTTTTATTTCTGGCAAAGAACTATGTGCGTTATCGTGAGAGCGTTTACAAGCTTTGCAATGAGATGTGTATTTCCCCGCTTGATCGCTACGTTTGTAGAAAAGATCAATCGTTTTGGTTTCTTTGCATTTGGTACAGATTTTAGTTTCCATTACGGTGATCCCGTTCCACGCTCATCACCCATATCCACACTGAGTAAGCAATTACCCAACTGATAATCTCCACCTTGTGTGTTGCTTCCAATCACAAGTCTCATCTCACGACGTTGTTCTTTCATGTCAATCTTAAGCGTGGACGAAGTAAAGTAATACGGTGTCGATGGACTGTCCACATCATCCGCATACCCCTTACCCGTCACAATCAAAGACATTTGCCCTGATTGTACAAAGTCAGGCTCAAAACGCTCTAATCTAATCCACTTGTTGTCGTTAATCAGTTGCTGAGTGCTGAGTCCACCACCCACCCAACCCAGTGAGTTGGTTGTAAAGTAAGAGTTGATTGCGGTCACCTGAGTAAGATAAATTTGATCCTTACCCGTCTCGTGTTGCCACAAAATATAAGACTGAGTCATGCTGACAGACATAGTCAAACCAGATCCACCAGAAGGAGATCTTGCAGTTGTGGTGAGCGTTCCAGATAAAACAGAGGAATACAACCCTCCGTTTTGAATGCTTAAACCCGTAACAGCACTTCCAGATATTGTGGTTACGCTAAAAACCGTAGGGCTACCAGTGCCCCCATTAAGAACCACCACATCCCCAACCGCATATCCACTTCCACCACTGACAATTGTTTCTGATACAACTTGGTAGCCAGAGGATGTGTTCCCTCCCCATATCGGATAAGGAAACACCTCTGAGAACACCCCAGCGGATCTCTGTGCACCTATCGCCTGACCTGAGTCATACCAAATCTTCTCTCTGACGTTATAGATAATAGCGTCAGTGCACTCCGTTGCCGTACCCCTTGGGTAGAACCACCAAATCTCACCCCACCGAGTTACCTTAGTTGCCCATACCTTTTGTCGTTGAGCAAAATTAATATTGTCAAAAAAGTAGTTTATGTTGACAGTGTTCTCAACCTCTTGGACAACACCGTTGTAAACAAAGAATCTATCCACTCCAACCCAATAATACAAACCATCATACTCAACCACGGAGTTGGAGGACATGATGGTGGTCGCTGTGGAGATAATATCGTACCTCCAGTAAAGCGTAGAACTGCTTACAGTTTGCGGAGAATAGCTTACCCTAGTCAACTGATCTAGTGACCAAAAAAGACCTGAAGGAGACGTTGTACCACCCCTCAGAGGCATTCCCTTAACGACTTTGGTTCCTGATACGTTGTTGGCATTGGAGTCAGCACCAACCCAGTTGTTAAAGTTCCCTGCGGAACAATTCTGTATCAGTCCATTATTCCCATAAACAAAAAGGTAAGGGTAGAGCATACAAGCCCCACCCGATACAGAGATATTGTTGTTAAAAGTAACCGTAACGCCTGATCCACTAGACATAGATGCCGACACAGTTACCGTGGTTGTTCCACTTGCAACCGTGACAGCGGTAACGTAGGTTCCAGTGGTTATCCCCGTACCACTAACGGTTTGGTTAACCCCAATCAAATAATTAGCTGAGGAGATGGTTATAGTCGTACCAGACAAATTACCCGTTGCTGTAAACACCCCAACTTGGCTCAGTGCTGAATAAGGAAATCCTCCCACGAGCACAGGCGTATTGGTTGTGTTGTCAATGTTGGAGAGGTTTTGACCTGGGTGGGCAACAATGTTTAAAACCCCCGTTCCGTTAGGATCAAAGCCAAGGTCAAATTGCCAAAGATTGTTGGCGTTAGCTGTAAAGTTGTTGAGCGTAATGGTCGTTGGTCCAAACCCCACGCCACCATTATTCCCCGTTTGCCAACCACTCAAATAGTTAGAATCTCCAGAATAAACATAGTTAATTCCGTTCTGGGATTGCATCACCATCCCACGAGAGATATTAGGTGCGTTTAAAAAAATAGCGTTGTACCCACCAATCTTTCTTGGACGAGCACGTTGAAACCTTACCCACTGACCATCAACAAAAGAAGGCGAAGCAAACTGCGTCCCGTCACGTTGTATGCCAGGTTTGACGTTAAGGATTGCTACCTTTAATGTCAAAATGCACCCCCAAGAACACCTGAAGTCAATAACCAACCATTCGTGTTCGCACTACCAATGCTCGTACCACCAGAGGTAAATCCAATCGTATTACTAGATGGTAGATATAAACCCGTAGTTGTATTGCCAAGGAAATTGACGGATGGAGCACTAGCACTTCCAGTCGCAAAAGTAATGGATGTAGCACTTGTGAAAGCCAAGCTATTGGCGTTGTAGACGTTCTTACCATCGCAGATCAGCATTACAGTGGTGTTTTGGCTAACCGTTGCTGTAGAGCCACCAGACACGCCAGTGGAGATGGTTACTGTGTAAGAACCTGTTGTATTGTTGCTAAAGGCGTAGAGTTGAACGGTCGCTGGGACATAAACGGTCGTATTCCCATTCAAAGCACCCGTATAGTTCTGAATCGTATTAGACGCCTGTGCAGATGTTAAGGTATACGTGTACGGAGAAGACAAACCACTCAGCGACAAAGCCAACTGTGTATAAGCAAAACTGTTTGATCTTCCGTAACCAAATGAGTAAAAACCCGTAGATCCATTGGATACGATAACAATAGATTCTGTTAACTGTAACTGTTGGTTAGAGTTACCGTCTATCGTGTCAGATCCAGTTGGGGAGATCGTGACAATTCCAGTACCATCATTCTTAACAACCACGTACCAGTTTGAGCCAACAACGGATGAGCTTGGTAGGTTGATCGTACCAACCCCTGCAGACCAAACATAAAACGTAGCCCTACTGTTGATGTTCAGGGTTGATGTTGTGTATAGAGTACTTATTGGATAAGCAGTGTTTAAAGTGCTTCCAATTGCTGTTAGCCCATACCCAGCGAGTGTTGACGCAGACGCTGAGGATGTACCCACACCCATTGCGATATTGCCCCAAGTCCCTGCGGTTGAATTATTGTTAGTAACGTAAATATAGTAAGTGTTGACCGTTGCACTCGTTGGGGCAACAGGGATGCTGATAATCGTGCCTCCCGTGTAGTCGGTTACCGTAAAAGAATACTGACCAGAGGTGCCGACGTTTCGGATAATGATGGCTTGACCGACGGAGACTTGACTCGCTGGGGGCATTGCCACAATAAGCCCAGAGGATGTGGCAGTGATTTCGGTAATGTTAGCTGCTACGTTGGTTGAGGTCGTCCCGTTGACCGGCCAATTCAAATACGTAATCGAACCCGAAGATCCACTAATCGTCAACGCCTCATACCCAACCTGTGATGGAGAGATCGTCTGTCCTGTGAACGGATTTACATATGCGGTCATAATTAACTATCCTGTACTACGGTTTGTCTATCGCCCACACGGGTAATATCTTCTGACTTGAGCATATTCAGTGCGTTTTGATACATCTGTTGCCAAGTTGGGATTCTTGCGTCGTTCTTTAAGAACGGTGTCATCTGAAGTAAAGTTCCAAAAAGTAACGCATTTGGAGCATTCTGAGTCAACCAATTGGTCTGGTTGGTGCTAGATAAAGGTAAGATTCTTTCGTAAAAAAGAACCTCAAAAGCATATGATTGATCTGGTGTTGGTGCTATGTACCAATGATCATAGTCATAGTCAGCGTAATAGATAGGGGGTGCAGTATTAGAGCTATTTGTCCAATAAGAGGTCAAATACTCGTACTTTCTTAAGAAAATAGGTTGCTTATTGCCACTCGCATCCGTGTACTTCATGGATACGGTTTTACGCCAACGAGCGGGTTTGGGGATTACGGGATTCCCTGCCGTTAAGGTACTCTCAGCAACATTAAGTTGACCTAAAGTCTTGATTTGTTGAGCAATTTCATACTCACATAAACTGATAGCGACAGGAACTTGGTTCACTACCGCTGTATCATTCCTCTCCAAATACTGATAAATAGTAGTTGTGAGGTTGTCATATGTGAAAGCAAACGAAGGTGTATTCGTTATGGATGAAATTGTCATTTAACCCCCTAATATACGCCTATTTTAGATAGTATCGGGGGAAAAGTCACCCCAATTCATTACGCATAAACTCGTGTGCCTGATTTGTCAATAATCAACTTTGATTTTTTGGGTGTGTCGCCAATATGCGTAACCATCGACACATGTGTCCAACGATCAAATTCACGGATAACCTGTTGGTAAGGCAGATCAGAGGCAATAATTGCCTTGGTCACCTCGTCTGGGGTCATCCCTGGGACTCGCAGATCCGCTGCACAGCCTCTCCTATGATCAGACGTATTCTTAGACCCCACCGCATTATTAACCGCCTCAGACCTAAAGGCACTGTTAACCATGATTGGCTTACCACCAAGCACCTTTTTAACTTCCTCAAGGAAATCAGCTAAACGAGGCAGATTAGCCACCGCATTGATGATCTCCTCTTTGCCGTCCACAATGCACTTCTCGTGCTCTGTAGGCGTATTATCCAACTCACGGTGATCGGTGTGAGTTAGTTCCTCAAGTGTGAAATTAGGACTGAGATTCATTTTGTGCCTTTCCAATATGGATACCTGTAATTAAACCTAAAAAGCCACCACAGATGGATTGGAACGCAGGTCCAACAATATCAAAAACAATCTTGTCATCCACAGTTGGATCAAGAACCGCTTGGACAAACATCCAAATCATTGATGCAATAACCCCCATCAAGGAGAGAGTTGCAATCATAGTTACACATCCTTTTAGCGTCCATTCTTTCATTGTTTACTCCTTACTTCGTTGTAGATGTCAATACAGGCGTTGAGGGAACGGATGGCTTTGTCTCCGTCTGAGGCGATGGTGATAAGAGCGTTAGCAACCTCTGGGTCAAGTTCGGCTCTTGTTTCTGTACCTCCTGTGGCAGAGGTGGAATCTGTGCTGACTTGTACGCTACGGGTGGCGATTGACAACCGCACAGCACCACTAGCAACATCAGACTGTAATTTAGTAATCTCGGCTTTAGCTTGATCATTTGCCTTCCTTAATTCAGTTGCATGGTTATCGGCTATTTTAACCATCTCGGCTTCTTTTTCACGCTCAATCAGGTTCAGTCTAGCCACCTCAGCCTCTTGCTCAATATACGCCTGATGGTGACCATAGAAGTAACTACTGATCACCACAGACAAAATACCTATCAATATCCAAGGATTCGTTAAACTAAACATTATTTTTCCTTCTCAGCCTCTACTTCTTTTTTCAGCTTTTCTATTCTCTTGATGTTGGATTCCATCAAAATTCTCTCTTGACGAATATCCATGTACATGAAACCAAGAACAGGAATAATCAAAACAAACAACAATGCCAATATCACAATGATCAGTACATACGCCCATGACTCACTCGATGAAGTGCCCACATAAAACCCATTAAGTAAATTGCCACAAACGCTATTGCAACGGTACAAGCCACTTTAAACCACTCTTTTCGCTTTTTTTCTGCAATTTCCTCTTCTATTTTCTTCTTATTGCGAAAATAAGCCCTTCTAGCAATCAACTGTTCCTGTTGTACAGTTCCAATCATTTCCCTCACACGGGTGTACAAATCCTTCAGTTCAGGGGGCACTTGATAAATCATGTACTCCCTTAGTTCTACTTGCATCTCTTCCATTCTGGTCATTGCAAGAACCCTGTTAATTGCTCTTTCTGTCTGATCCCCATTTGGATCGTAAACAGTCTTTGACTTTTCCTCCTCATCCGCAATATGCATCTTGAGAGCGTTATAAGCCTTGTAGAACGCTGTCAAATTCTTGCTGATCTCAGAGTACAGAGCCGTTGGATCAAACTCCTGTGTCTTCTTCTTTGCCTGTTTAACAGGTCTTAAATCCTCTAGCTTTCTTTCTTGCTCTTTAGAAGCAAACAAATTCTTGAAAAAACCAAAAATGCCACCGACTTCCTTGCCAATCGCCTTGACTTCGTTAGCCGTCTTGACAACGTCTTTGACAATGGCTTGTCCTTCTCGGAACATCTCACATCCTTGCTTGATTGCTTTGAAGGCAATGTTGGCGGTGGCGATGAGGGTGAACGGGTCAATTTTCTAAATCCCGAAGATCTTCTTTATGAACTCGGCAGCGACCCCTGGACCAAGGAGAACGCAGAGCATAACCCCATAGAGCAAATACTCTATCTTAGTCATCCTCTTCTCCCCAACGGCTAACGAGGACTGAATCTCTCTGTACCTCTCAGCACAGATTTTTTCATGAACTGATAAATTATGATCAGTTATTGAAATCATTTTGTCATAGTCCATAATAAAATTAATAGGTCCTTTTTGCAAGTCAATCTCTGCATCCATTATTTACTCGGTTGGCAAGTAAGTGAGGAAGGTGCAACTGTTGCAATAACAGATGATTCTGTTGTCGTTACTGCCTGTACAGGTTCCTCAACAGGTTCCTCAACAGTAGCAACAGGTATCTCATCTTCTGGAGTTGGATCAGAAGGTGTTGGCTCTGGATCTGGAAGAATAGGGGAGAAAGCTGTCTCCACACCTACTGGCTCTGGATCAGGACCAGGTTTTGCCTCTGTAGGCATAGCATACTTTTGCTCAAGGAAATCCATAAACCTGTGGATCTCGTCCTGAGCTTCAGTTTCAAACTCTTTTAAATGTTCACGGATGTCCTTGAGAAATTGCATATTTACCTCTTAGTTAGTTGGTGCTTCTGGGGGTGTTTCTGGGGGTACTTGAGCTTGGAGTTGACCAATAATCTTCTGCGTCAGCGGCCACGCATTCGAACTCGTAGGCAACTGACCCAAAACATTAATAATGTCCTTAATCTCACCCTCAAATAATTCAAGTTTTAAAGTTTCCATGTGTCATCCTAGTTTTTTTCCGTCAAAGATGCGGTGACGGTTTCCGCTTCAATTGTTATTGTAGATGTGTCTTTGTCAATTTTCATGACACCCACACACGCCATATTCCAATCTTCCCCCGTCCTCTCACTCTGACACGGTACGTTGATCTTGACGTGCTTACAAAGGTACTCCTGATACCCCTCAAATACCCTCCACGCATGATCTACACTCCCACGTCCTTGTTGACCTCTGGACTTGTTAAACCTGATCAGATACTTCATACAATCACTGGTGCTTGTTGTTGCACCCCAATGTTGAAATGTATGAACTTCAGTGGCTCAGTTCCCCCGTGTCTGGTAAAACTATGCGGTACCCAAGCATTTGTAAAAAACAACGCCCCCTTTCTTATAGGGAACATGAGCTTATGTGTCGCATAACTCACCACATTTGGATTGGCTTCTGGCAACTGAGTTAGTATCTTCCCCTGTCTTTCATCATCAACCACAATACTAGATGCATTTTCTGGCTCATTAAGGAAGTAAAAACCAACAATGTGATTTCCATCCCCATGAACGTGATCATCCATCCCTGAGAATTTGTAGTGCTCTTGACCCCACATAGATGTGAAATAAGTTACCTTATCATCCATCTTGTACCCTTGGCTATTCAAAATATTCCAAGCAGTAGAGGTTATGTAACCCGACAAATCCCTTATCCTCTCGTCCATAAACAAGTTGTCTGTCATCTTGACTGGGTACAACTCGTTTATTTCCCCCTTGTTCTTTGCTATCCCCTCATCAAACACTGCTAACGCACTGTCTAAATATTCTGGTTTTGAAATACTGTATATTGCAGTTGCAAAATACACAGCCATATCTAAATTGTCCATGCCACTCTCCTATTTGTTATAGGATAAGTATACTTTAACTTTGAGTTGGTGTTTCAATTATCCTGAGCAAAACCACAACCACAGAGATCACAATTCCTACAAACATCTGATGAATTGGGGTCAGCGGGAAAACAAATAAGAAACCCTGCATCACGGACAGAACCGCAATAAACAACGCCCAAAGAACGTGCTTGTCTTTTAATAGTGTGGTGAGTTGGTTCATATTCCTACCTTGGCTTTGAGTGCTTGGATTTCTGTTGCCTGTGCGGTAACTAATGCGTTAAGTTGTTGAATTGCTCTAACCAAGTATGGATCAAGATTTTTATTCAAACCAAACAATGTGTCTGTACCTGCAACTTCTTTTTCTTCTGGAGAAGCTGAATGGGTATTAACTTGTTCTGGAAA